ACATCGCCCAAGATTGTCACTGTTCCTGCGCTGTTTATCTCGACCAACTTAGTACCCATCACCCGATACAACTCTCCTCTCCAGTTGATGCCGCCACGATCAACTCCTGGTCCTGTGCCGTTGGCAACAATGCCATCACCCTGACGTAAAAACCCATTGCTGATGCCCGATTGTTTTGGCACTGGCACAAGGTTCACTGGGTACGATGTACGCAGTTCGGGTGTGTTGTCGGTGTAAATACCGTTCAGGATAGGTATTTGCATTTACTTCGCCTTATTTCTGGCTGATATTTTCTTCGCTTTGGCTTGTGCATCTGCTTTAGATGACGCGCCCCATGCCCTCAAACTTAACAGCAATCGAGTGGGTTCACCATCTTTGTACTCAGGGCCAGCATTGCCACCCATACGAGCCAAGAACGATGCCCTGCGAGGATTATCACCAGACTTTACGGGTGGCTTTAAATTCATGCCTTCAGCCTTTGCCGCAGCCCTGCCCTTGGCGTTCAAACCGCCTTTAGGGTTTTGACCTTCTTTGCGTGCGTAAGCTGGGCTTTTCATCTGAAACTCTTAATCTTTTCGGCAACCTTTTTGGGCTGCTTTGCAAATTGTTTACCTTTATCAGTAGCCTCACGCTTGGCTTTAGTCGTTGCCGCATACTCTGCCGAAGTTAATGCCTTGATTGCTTTTGCAGGCAGATACCTTTCGCCCGTTTCAGACGATGGCTTGCCCGACTTGGTGCGCCAATCCTGAGAACCCCAATCTTTCAGGCTTTTCTGCGGGGCTTTCATTTATAGCCTCCGCCTTTTTTCTTATACTCCACTGCTAAAAGTTGGGCTTTTCGGGCTGACCACTCATTGGGGTCACCGCCCTTTGTCCCTGCCTTGATTTTCTCAAATAAGGCTTTCCGCATGGTTGGCTTTGTGTAGTTGCCAGCCGCATTGACTGAGGACTTAGGTTTGGTTGCCATTACGCACTCACAGCTTTAATCACGGCAAAAGCAATAACAATGGCTTCAGATAATGAACCTAAAGAAATATTACGCACGTTAATGCTTGCTGACCCTGCGGCTGATTGAGCATTTAATAAGTATGAACCAGCCGTACCGCCACTAATATGGTTCATTATTAAAATATCGCCAGCTTCAATTACTGTGTTAGTTAAAGTAAAACTCACAGTTGTAGAGGCAGCCAATGCCGCACCATCTAATGTAATTTGGCCTGTAGATTTGCTTAGTGTTACTGCAGTTGCTTTGCTAGTAGCTTGCGTTACAGTGCCACCTGAACCCGTAGCGTAACCATGCTTACCAGTGCTTGTAATTACTTGATTGCCTGTTGTGCTTAAACTTGTTCCTGTAGCCGCACCAATAACTGGTGTCACCATGACCATACTTGTGCTGAGACAAGCAGAAATGTTACCGCTTGCCACAGTACCCAATGCTGGTGTCACCAATGCTGGACTTGTAAATGTTCCTGTGCTCACAGTTGGATTGGTGATTACTGGAGTTGTCAGTGTCGGGCTGGTTGCAAATACGAGTGAACCTGTGCCTGTCTCATCCGTCATTGCGGCACGCAAATTTGCACTTGATGGCACAGCTAGGAAAGCCTGAACATTTGTGCCGTAAACAGTTTCAGCATTGATTTGATACCAAGAGTTTGTAGCCTGATAAAACCTGATTGCTGTTGCTGTGCCAGCTGATAAAGAAGTCACGCCACCATATAAAGCAGTCGCACCATTTAAAGCAATAGTCAGTGAGGTAATCTCTTGCGTAGTGGTAATAAGCACCGAAGTGCCATCGGGCACACCAGTGTTCAAAGGCAAAGTAATTGTGCCTGAAGCCAGTGTTCCAGCAGGTTGCAATAGCATCCATTGGTCATTGCTGACAGGGGTTGGAACAGTGATATTGAAACCATTGCCAGGCACAAAGAGATTCACCGCCAATGTAGGCGATGCAAAACTTTGCTGGAAAAAAGTCAGCAACGAACCAATCGAGGTTCTGCGTGCATCTCCATTGTTGGGCGAATAAACGGGTAACTGATCTCCGCTAGAAATGGTGCTGAGTACAGGCAACTGATTGATCGTTGGCATGATTTTCCTTAGTAATATTCAAGAGGCCCATCAGGGCCAGCATCAACAGGGAAGTAGGGTGGGCGTACATACGGGTTGTCGTAGACTCTCCACGGCTTGTTACCAGCACCCGCAGGGGTTGTGGCAGGCAGTTGCTTCTCCAGAGGGAATGTTGCACGTTGAAGCAAAATGTCGTACCCTTGCTTGGCGGTGGTCTTGGTTTCAATCATCACTGTTTTACCAAAACTAGGTGCAAGCCTAATCGCTAGACTACAAATGATTGCCTCATAAGCCGAGTCAGGCACTAGGGTTTCTTCGCTTAAAGTGCTATCTTGTGGGCTAGATGGCAAAGGGTAACCCAATCGGATGCCCTTGGCGTTCCAGTCTGCCATCATTGCATCTAATCGACGCAAGGCAGATTCGAGCTGTTCGGGCTGTAAATCAAATACGTAAGACGCAAGACCAATTTCTTCAAAGGCTGCGCTTATGAATTGTTGTTTTGTGTAGCCCATTCCAACTCCTCAATGTGTTTAAGCAGTGTCGCATCTGACCAGCGTTTGTCAACCTTCATCCCAATGGCTTCAGCTTGTTGCAACATTTCCTCACGGGTTGGTGCGCTGTCCTCAACAGTCTCAACAACCAGCTCATCAAGCACTTTAATAACTTGTGAGTTAATGGGCGATGGTCGAATCTGCTTTGTTGCTTTGCGTTCTGCGGCCTGTGACTTTTTCGCCTGCTTTCATTTCTTTTTTAATGACATCCGACATTTTTTTGTCGCCCTTACCCATTTCCATTGTGTGTCCTGGCATTTTGCTCTCCATGTTAAACAGGCCAACATCTCTGCTGGCCTGTCTTGGTTTAACCACCGATACGATAAACAATAAACGTGTCAGCCGCAGTCTTACGGCAACGGAATCGTGCAGATGCACCAGACGTAGCCGCAGTTGCCGCAGAACCCACAATGGTTACACCTGTATTGACAGTAATAGTCAAAGCAAATGCAGCCAAAGTGATAACGCTAAAGTCAAAAGAATCACCTATTGCCCACTCGGTTGCCAGATCAAGGTTTGCACCTGTTGGCAGTTGAATGCTGCGGGTTGTGGTCGGAGTTGCAGTAACGATACCAGTCAGCACATTGGCTGCCGTGGCAATCATTGAACCGCCATCAGCTATGTCAGCAGGCGCACCTTGTGGTTGCCAGTTACCATTGTTGCTGATGTCAGGTGCAACACCAACTGCGTAGTACGCACCCGATGCACTAGCTTGAATAGTCACGCTGGTGGCATTTGTGAATGCGGGTGACACATAAGTGGTGTTGTCAACCGTAGTCAACAAATCCTGTGAATCAGGAAAGTTGGGAAAACCAACTTCTTGAAACACCAGTGCTGGTGAATAGGCCTGAACAGCGATTTTCTCGCCTGCGGGTACGGTAACTGTAGCAGTACCTTGTGTAAAAATTACGTTGTAGCTCATGATGGCTCCTTATACTTGACCGAATAACAGAATACCAGACATTTCTGGCTGTTTGTTAACCACGCCAAACAAGGTATCAAGACGATACTTGGTCTTCATGGTATTCACATCGTATTGCTTTTGCATGACCAATTCGATGCCTTGATCTGTGGAGGCACGCATCACTGCAACGCCAGCATCAGAGGGGACAGCGTAACGACCAGGCAGAATCTCCAACGCATCTTTCTGCCAGAAGCAGTTGATAGGTGCTGTTGTTGTATTCAAGCGGTTGACAGTTGCTGTGGCGTTTGCTGTCACGATACAGTTTTGGTATTGCAACTCAGCATCAGTTCCACCTTGTGCGGAAATAATGGGAGGTGTGATAACACAAGTGGTTGCATTAGTAACGCTCACCACGCGGAAAGTCTTGGAAAATCCAGTACCTTGTTTGGTGATGTGATGGACAGCCTCAACTCCGCTGATCTCAATGGCAGTTCCAACTGGCAAGTTAGTGGTGCTTGACACGGTAATCGTTTGGAAACGATTGTCCACGTTTTGCGTTTCACCAGTTGTCGCAGTCTGTGTTGCCACAGGCACGTAGAAGTTGTTAGCCGCAGCCAAAGTGCTCATCGTTGGGTCAGCACCAGATGCACCTGTCAAGCGATTTGCATAGTCAAGTTTGTAGGTTTCAAAGCCTGCGACCTGACCAACAAAAGAACGCTCAAAAGCGGTGTTTGACTTAGTGCCTGCAAAGCTACGTGACACAGATGCGCCACCAGTACCACCAGCAATGTTGCCAGCGATGCCGTTGTAGTCACGACTAGACAAAGCCAAGTAACGATCAAAGGCTTGAACGCCCTGCTCGTTCATAATGCTGTCGCACAAAGCCACATCATCATAGTCACCAGCCGCAGTGTTAACGGTCACGACCAAAGAACCTTGAGCCGCGGCCACGTTCATGATAGCGATGTTGATGTCGGATGCAAGTTTCTGCTTTGCGGCTTCGCCTAAGCGACCTTCTTGCAACGCATCACGCAACTCCAAAGCATCCAGAATGAACGGCACAGACTTTTGAAAGCCGAGTGTCGCTGGGACTGAAAGCTGGGTGTATGCGGTGAAGTTGTTAGTCTGATCCATGCCATCATACGACTGTGCGATGTAAGGCTGTGGACGGTAGATAACGTTGTTGGTGCGTTCCATCATCGAACCATCTGTGTTGTAGATGGACACGTTGCGGGACAAAACTAAAGCGTCATTAAAGCCTTCGAGGATGTCCTCAAACGCTACACGCTCTTCTTTTGAAAAACTATTGCTCATAATAAGCTCCTAATTAATTATTTGGATGCTGTTCGTTTTTGCGCCTTGTACTGGATGACTTTCGTCATGTTTCCAGTACGTGCCGCATCTTCTCGCAGCCGTTCAAGTGTTGAGTCTACCGCACCAGATGATCGTCCAGTTCCTGTAACGATACGTTCGGGTGCGGGTGCTGCCCTGCGGTTTGTAACTTTCAATTCTTTCTCCAGTTTTGCTACCGCAAAGGCAAACTTTACGGGGTCTGTGACTTCTGCCAACTCTTTCGCCTTTTTTGGGTTCTTGCCGAGTGCGTAAACAACCAGTGCGGGGTTTTCAGCCCCTTGAAGAATCACGCCCTGCTGGGTGATTGAGAAGACTTCCTGAGCAATAGCCTCGGCATCTTCGTAATCCCTGACTCGCAACTCAGCTTTCGCTTTGCCGTAGCCATCCAACTTGGCCTGCCATGCTTTTTGCTGATTCATAACTTCAGCTTCTTGCTTGGCATTTGTATCATCGGCTTGTCGCTTGCGCTCAAACCAAGAGGTCAGTGCTTCTTCGTATTTTTCAGCGTCATAGTCGTGGTCTTCTAGCTTTGGCTTAATTCCAATGGCAACTGGCTTGTTCTCAGTTGGTTGGACTTGTAGCTTGCTTTGCAGTTCACGATTCTGTCGTTGTAATTCTCTGTTTGTTTTCCGCAACTCTCTCACCCATTCAGGCGCAGGAGCTTGTTCTTCAGGAGGTGGCGCATCCTCACCAATGCTGACAACTACTTCCTCGGTATCGGGTTCTTCTAGGTCTTCAACGATTTCCGTGATTTCCTCGACTTCTTCCTCAACAAAGGTTTCTTCGTCCTCAATTACTGCCTTTTCATTCATCTTTTGACCCCATTAAACTCACCCATTGAAACGGTGGGTGGCATCCGTTAATACATTCTCGCTTGTTTTTTACTGATTCGCAACAGGTGAGACTATCTGACCACGCAAAATTTCTTGTACAGCCTGTGCGTTGGTCATAGCCATATTCTGTGAACTTTCCTCAACTTTGCCCAATGTCTCCAATGTTTGAGCACGTTTGAGTTCTGCCGAGGCCACGGTTTCCACCGTATCAGCTCTAGCTTTAGCTGCTTTAGCCATCGCTTCTTCAGCTGCCGCCTGCAAGTACATGGCGTTCGGGTCTTGCGGTTTGCCCTGCATTTCTGCCATAAGTTGCTGTGCTTCGTCATCGGTGGGTTGAACCACACCCATGCGGAGTAATTTCTTGCGGAAGTAAGCATTGGCATCACCCACGCCTTCGCCCTCCATGTTCATCATTGCCATTGCGGTCAGCACTTGCGCTGTCTCTGGGTCAGTGGTGATCTGTAGCATTCCTGTCAAAGCCCTCACAGTGGCGGCACGCTTACTGCTACTGGATGGGCCAACTTCTGCAACCACATCAAAGGTGGCGGCTGTTAGGTCGTTGCCCATCATCACAGCACCAGACTTTTGGTCAATCATCGGTTGCATGAGTTCAACAGTGCCAGCCTCACCCGTAGGGGCGATAGTTTTCATTCTGCGTTTGTCTTCGATGTAAATCTCTTTTGCCATACTTAGCCAGATTTCACCGCAACGCTTCATACCCTTGGCAAAGTTGCTCATGTAGATAAATGTCTGCATATCTACACGGGTTTGAATCATCTCTACGGCCTTACCAGACACGCCCGACACCATCTTATCTGCACCTTGTGGGTTGCCCAAGATGTCCTGCATATCCTGCTCTGTAATCGGGTTCACCAAAAGATATGGGTAATCTCTTAAATTGTCTTCAGCCCACATCACTTGATGCCCAGCTACTTGCTCGGGAGTCAAGATAGGTTTCTCGATGCTGGACAGTGCGCTGATCTCGCCCAGCTTGGACAGTTGCATATTTTTGAGGCGTTGGGCATCTTTTGCCAATCTGACAGCACCCATGCAACGTTCGATGTTATCCACAAACCAACGCTTGCCGTACACCACCACGATGGGGATGCACTTGCCAGCAATATAACCAGCGTCTTCCAGAACCTTGCCGCCCGACATGATGTATTTGCGTACACGCATACGCTTGACACGTTTTTGCCTGACTTCTCTTGTGCCGATTGCCATTAGGGTTTCTTCTAATGTCTCATCGTTCTCAAAGTCAAGGGCTGTGTATCGTTCCTCAGTGCCATCAATCGCTTGGAAAATGCGGATGGTTTCTGTCTTTTCCTCAAGTTTGTAGTATTCAGCCACAAACACTACGTCAGGGGTTGACCAATCGAACTCGTACTGGTGGATGATCTTAGGCCAATCCGTTGGGTCATCGTTATAGATTTCTTTGTAGCTTTCATAGGTCATGCTGGTGACCACAAAGCAAAATTTGGCATCCGACTTATCTTGCCGCTTGGCGTTCAAGTCAAAGAATACTGAACTGTCGGCATCGTAGATTGGCTCGAATCTGATGCGCTGTCGGTCATCTTCGTCATTCTCCTCGTCTTCGTAAACTGTTCTCAGTCTCCATGCACCGATGCCACCACCCACGGCTTCTTCAAAAGCATTGTCGTAAGCCTCATCTGCCACAGATGCTTGTTCATCAGCACGATAAAGGCCATCGCAGACCTCTGCCAGCTTGTCGTTCTCTGAGCCATCTTTGCTCACATAATCGACTGTGATGCGGTTATTGCGGTATTCGTTGACGATGCGAATGACAGCCAACATGATTTTGTTGACCTCAAACTTAGGCTTATTCTCGTATTGGTCGTATAGTGGGCCTTCCCAC